ATGCGCTTCTCCAAGTTCATATACTCTTTTCTTTCCATACCTTAATATATATTATTTCGTTAAACCGATGCAAATATACGGAATTTTATTGAATATCCGTGGAAAAACAGAGAATTTCATGGAATTTTGTGGAATTTTCAAGCCCAAAATGTTAAATCTTACTAGATATAACAAAAAAGTTATCTTTTTGTTTGGTAGAACATAACTTTTTTGTTATCTTTGCATCGTCTTTCAGACAAAGAGATCTTTTAATTAATTAAATTCCTTACATGAGATGAAAACTAGTCAACTAGTTAGACAGCTGAACCGAGCGGGATGCTTCGTTGTTCGGCATGGTGGAAATCACGATGTTTGGTATAGTCCTATTACAGGACTCAAATGTCCGGTTCCACGACATGGCAGTCGGGAAGTCCCTAAAAAGACTTACGACAGTATTCTAGAAAGATTGCTCGGGCTTTAAGCCCGGCAATTTTTCTCTAGTTGACCAAGTTCGTTGAAATGGATGGAGTGGTTGGTTTTAAGGTCTCTTTTTAATTGGTTTAAAAGTATGGCAACAAAAGTAACGATACAGGTAGAGAAAGGCAAGCAGGAGAAGAACTTCTCTTGCTTCATGGTTGATGAACTTCCAGACTTTGCACTTGCGGGGTATGGTAACACAGCCAAGCAAGCTATTGAGGATATGTATGTGGCGCAGAAGGAAATCAAGGAGCTTCTTGAGGAAGAGGGCAAGCAGATGCCTGAGCTGGAGTTTGTGTTCCGGTTTGACATCGGTTCGTTCTTCGATTATTACTCATACCTCAATATGAGCGGAGTGGCGAAAAAGGCGGGTGTCAATGCATCACTTATGCGCCAGTATGCCATGGGTAAGCATGAACCTAGCCAGAAGCGCAAGCAGCAGATTTTGGACTGTCTGCGTCAGATTTCACAAGAAATGCAGACTGCCGTGATTTAGTTCGCTGACAGTTTTCATATAATTATGTAGGAAATTTAGTTAAGATCTCTGAGCCCTCCGTGCGTGACGCATCGGGGGCTTTTTTATGCGGAAAGCACACGGAAAATATGCGGAAAATCGAGGAAAATGAGTGGAAAATCATTCCATTTCTTTCCTTTTCATTCCTCAACCTCTTGCCGGATGACCCGTTTTCGCGGTCGTTTCCGGTCGTTTTCGGTCGTTTTTGCGGTCATTTCTGGAGAAAATCAGAGAATTTCGGAGAAAAATGGAGAATATCGGGGAATTTAGTGGAATTTTCACGGAAATCATTCCTTTTCATTCCTTTTCTTTCCTCAATACCCCGATTTTATGCTCTACAACATGTTTTTGAAACTATTTTGAGCGAGGAATGAAAATTTCTCGCTTTTTTTTTGGCGGTTCCAATTATTCTTCGTACTTTTGCCAACGCTTATAAGATAGTAGTAATCTACTCAGCGATGGCGACTGTTTCGCCTAGGCTTCACGCCGTGGGCTTTTTTTATGCCTATAAAGTATCATTTTCCCGGCAGCGGGAAAAAGGTCTTTTCAATATGGCGGTTGCATGATCCGTAAGATACTTGCCCTTCGCTGGGAAAGCTACCATCTTATAAGCAGCGGTGAATGTGACCGCCACCATTGTATTTATACATCAAGGTCGGTCTATAATGCTTATAAGATGGCAATTATGCAGAATTCTATTTTAATTAGTGATGCGCAGGTGAGACCTGCAGGCATCAGCGTTGAGGAGGGTATCAATACCCTCAAGTGTGAAATCAAGCGTGAGGCTAAGCGTCTCATTGCTACCAAGAGCGAGGCCTTCAGCTGTTTCTGCGGTGAGAGCGTCACCTATGGTGATGTAGCTATCACCATGCTAGGCATAGCTGCATTCGTGGCTGTCATGTTCGTTGGTGGTTATCTTTTCGGAGGGGAGGTGATGTAATGATGAGTAATGAAACGAGAAAACTCATATCTAACGAGAATGTTCCGGTAGCTCTCGTAGAGGAGTTTTGCAGCAAGGTAAAGGCAGTAAAGGATAAGGCTAAAAAATTGAATTCAGCAATGAGAAAGGCGCAATCCTTTAGCGAAAAGCTTGATTGTGTGGAGAAAATGACTCAGCTTCTAGAAGAAAACACAAAAGCTGAAGAAGACTTCATAAAGGAAGCGCAAAAGTATGTAAAGAAAGGAGGATTGAGCGATGAAGAAGAGAAGATACAATAGAAGACGAGAGGGCAGATTGACTGTTGAGCAGATTGATATGTGCCGTTTCTACGCAACCACAGGCAGAGATATTAAAGCTGGTTGGGTGAGTCTGAAATTTGAGCGTGATGATCATAAGATTCTGACAGTCTCTATCCTCGAAGATGTCAAGGGGAGACAGTCTATCATTAGCTGGCTGGATAATCGATTCTATGCCCTGCCCTGGCATGCTGGTGACGCTAAGAGATACAAGATGACTTTAGCTAAGTGGAAATCTATAGAAGGAAAAATGTTATGTGCAAACCGAGAAATGTAATTGACCTCCACAAGAAGAGGTATAGAGTGTACAAGGCACTCGTCGCTAGATACCTGGAGCTGGATTCTTACTACGTGCAGCTGTGGAACAATCTCGAAGTCTTAAGAAGCGCTGCAAATCTGGTAACGGTTGCTGAAGTGAGAAACTATCTGTTTGACGCTATCAAGAGATTGGAAGCCATAGCTCTGAGAGTATGCCTCCAGCGAGATAAGTATGATCTGTGGGCAGAGAAGATTTTTGCAACCTGCAATCTGATGTATTCAGCCTACGGACGAGTATATTCACCGGAAGAAGAATTCCCTTATAATGAAGAATGATTATGGAGAATGAAGATTATAACATCGATGCGTTCGAGACAGAATTACTCGACGCATACTTCAAGTTCCGTTCCAACCTGCCCATGAAGGATGAGGAGACCGGACTTGAATACAAGAAGAGTTTCAAGACCTCGCAGGATATCATCAGCGAGCTGAACTGCATGGGAGGCGTATCATACGCCTGCGTGAGTGACTACATGAAGAGTCACGGCTATGTCATCGCTACGCAACCGGACGGAAGCGTAGCCTGGGCAATCTGGGAAAGAGTTCACATCATCAAATAGTTTATTTGCTAGATTTCATCTACCTGTTTTTGAAGCGGATGGCTGCTCGGGAGAGTAGTCATCCGTATTTTTATTTTGGCAATTGCCAAAGTATCTTTGCACTAAAAAAGATAATATGACCATCAATTCACTACCATCGGGCAAGGTGTTCCTGGAGAACATACCCGATATCATCATTCTCACAGCCAAGACAAGGCTGGCTGTAACCATCGCACTCGCAGACAAGACCATATACGAGGAATATCTGTACCCTGCCGATGGTGAGGTGGTAGTCTCCGACCTGGCAGACATCTTCCGTCCTTACGCACGCCAGCAGCTTGCCGTGTCGGCTACCATCACCATCAGGGAGCAGACCGTGGAGGGCGAGACAGAGACCGATGTGGCTACTAAGCAGGCGAGCCTGCAGGTGCTCTACACCTCCGTGGACATCGTAGGCGTAGATTGCGAGAGCTTCCTCGACAATCATTATCTCACCCTGCTGCAGGAGTGCAAGCGCACCGCTATCGGTCGCCTAGAATATCTCCACTACCTCGGTACCGGCAAGGCTACCGTGACGGCATACTACAGACAGCATGCCGCTGATGGCAGCGAGGAGACCCGCACATTCACCGCTACTGCAGTAGCAGGCAATGACATCTACACGACCATCGACGTTTCTTCATCCCGCTTCACCGCTGATGCTCTCGACCTGCTCTACTACGAGGTAGAGGCAGGCAAGCGCCTCATGAGGTTCATCATCGACCCATCGCAGCCAGACTGCGCTCCGTGCCTCCTCTTCACGAATTCTTTCGGGTGCCAGGAACTCATATACTGCGAGGGCAAGCACGAGGTGAATCCGGAATATACCAGAGATGCTGCCTACATAGGCGGTCTGAAGACCAACTATCGCATCACCGAGCAGCGCAACTTCAATGCTGATACCGGCTATCTGAGCCGCGATATGGCAAACTGGGCAGAAGACCTCTTCCGTTCCGACGAGGTCTATATCGTCAACTTCGTGGATGGCAATCCGGTGGTGGGCAAGCGCATCACCATCAACTCGTCAACGTCCAAGAATGACAACCTGCACGACACCCTTCCGCGCTTCACCTTCAGCTACGTCTATGCGCAGCGCCAGCACAACGTACTGGACCTGCAGAGAGGCGGCAGGATATTCGACAACACCTTCGACAATACGTTCAACTGATGGCAAAGAATGCATATCACATCAATGATGTCTGTCTCCTCCTCGACCAGGCGAAGGCAGACGAAGCTGCCGTCAACCTGAAAGCGTGGACTTCAGACGGAAGGGTCATCGACTACAGTGGATGGCTGGTGAAGGGGGGCAGCTGGCGAGGTGGATTCCATCGCCTGGTTAACCCGGCAAATGGCGAGGTCCGCACGGTGCCGGACATTTATATTTTCAACTTTTTAGGTAAACCAGTATTTCTATGAACAATAAATATCAGATGCAGCAGATAGGTGGCAACGCCACCGTCTCCCGATATGCCGTAGTGGCAGAGGGAGTATCAGAGGTAACCAATGCTGCAACCATCGAGCAGCAGTATGGCAGAGACACCAGCTTCCTCGGGTCGGGAGAGATTGGTGATGCTACCTTCCGGTCTCTCGAGGTGGGAGGCAGGTCATACGAGTATGTCAACTATGGAGATGATGACAACATTCCTTATCTACTGCAGCAGCTCCTTCGCAAGAACATGGTAGCGCAGCGCGCCATGGCGTTCAACGTTCAATGTTGCTACGGGCAGGGGCTTCGGTTCATCGACCGGGAGACAAAACAGGACGTGGCAGACGAGGAGATCCGCAAGTTCTGCCTGAGCAACAGCATTCACGAAGTGTTCATGCAGCAGGCTACCGATATGAAGTTCTTCGCCTGGTCTGTGGAAGTCATCATCCTCTCTCGAGACCATAAGCGCATCGTCAATATCAGACACAAGGACGTGTCCTATTGCCGACTGCAGCGACCGAACAAAAACGGGCGCATCGAAAATGTCTTCTTCGGTGATTTCAGCCATTTTCAGCAGGATCTCGAAGCAGAGGTCATTCCACTCCTGGATCTCTACGACCCTCTGGGCGACCTGCTGGCTCGCATGGGCAAGGCGCCAGACCCTTACACGGGCATCCGGGGCAAGGCTCCAAAGGATGGTGCGAACTGCAAGTTCGCCATCATCAGCCGAATGCCTACACCAGGCATGCAGTACTATCCGATACCTTACTATGCCAGCATCTTCGATGATGCCTGGTATGATATCTATCGACTCATCGGCATCGGCAAGCGCTACATGATCAAGAACACGTCTGCTCCTCGCATACAGATAGAGGTGCATCGCGACTACTGGGATGAGCTCTGCAACAACGAGGGCATCATAGAGCCGGAAGAGCGCAAGGCGCGCATCCTGCAGGAGAAGGAGAACATCATCAATTTCGTCTGTGGTCCGGAGAATGCCGGCAAGGCGCTCATCACCGGCTACTATCTTGATCCGAACGGCAAGGAACAGCGCATGGTGCGCATCATCAACCTCTCGGAGGGCAACAAGAAGGAAGGTGGAGACTGGACAGAAGATATGAGCGAGGCATCAAATGCGCTCTGCTTCTCATTCGGCTGTCATCCGAACCTGATTGGTGCGACACCAGGCAAGAGCCAGATGAACAATTCCGGCTCTGATAAGCGGGAACTCTTCATCATGAAGCAGTCTCTCGAGAAAGCAACACACGACATCATGGCTAAGCCTTGGCATGTCGTCATCCACTACAATCTGTGGGCAGACAAGAATATCACGGTCGATGTTCCGATGATAGAGCTGACAACGCTCGACAAGAACAAAGACCAGCAGACATCAATCGTTAACAACAATGGCAATGAAAATTCAGATAAGTAAAGAAGATTTCGAGCAGAGCATCCTCGTAGCGACAAGCTCGCACTCTGAGGTGTTCGAGTCTGTGAGACCTCATTTCTATGAGGCATACAACAATATTCAGAAGCGCTTCCTCGGGTACGTGGGCGAGGAAGCACTGGAGACGAGTGAGCGGCTATCGGCTGCAGTAGTCAAGGCAGTATGCCTGACTGCATTCCTCGGCAACGTTCGCCATCTCGACCTGGTACTCACTCCGACAGGCTTCGGAGTAGTTGCCAACAACGAGGTCTCTCCTGCATCATCTGCGAGAGTAGAGGCGCTGATAGAGCAGTGTATGGTCGCATGCTTGAAGGCAGAGGGCGAAATGATTACCTGGTTGTCTGCAACAGAAGGGTGGGGTGAGAGCCTGCAGGCGAAGATGAGCATACCGCTTCTGGTCTTCAGCATCGAGCAGTATGCCTTCCAGGTGAAGCAGGAGTTATCATCCAAGCAGTGGAAGGATAAACTGGCAGCACTCTACGAGGCTGATGCGGTGATGCGCAAGCTCATATCTGACGAGCAGATGGATGATCTGCTAGAGATGGAGCGAGGAGCCAAGGACAAGGATGACACCGCGGTAGAACTCATCTTCAAGGTGCGCAGATGCATGATCTTCCAGGCAGAGGGTCTGCTGACAGCCTTCTCTACAGAGCGTGGTCGTCTGCTCAGATTCCTCGATGCCAACATCGATAATTTTCAATTATATGCGGATTCATCGGCATATAAGGCTAATCACTTCAAGGAATATCAAAATGGAAAAGAGAAACCTGCCTTCGTATTCAATTCGTGACGGCAAACGAGTCTTCGAGTTCTCTGCTCCAAGCTCGTGGGAGGAGCTGCAGGGGAATGAGCAGCGCTATATCCTCACAATAATGACTCTGTTCCCGGACCAGACGGTAGCGAAATGCTACGTCCTCGGAAGATTCTGCGGCATCAAGGTGTTGAAGCATACCAGAACAGGCTGGAAGTGCAGCGTTCTCTGTCTAACAAAAAATGGCAAAAAGAAGCGGGAAGTGCTATATCTGAGCGAGGGCGAAATCCTCTCTCTCCTCAAAAACTTCGATTTCATCGGAGATTACACATATTATCTGCCGCTCGACACGTGTGCTGGTCTCTATGCAGTGGAACGGCTCATCAGAGACGTCACCTTCTTCGATTATCTGCAGCTGGAGAAGAACTACCAGCTGTATCTTATCCACAAGGACGACAAGTTCCTGAAGAAGATGGGGTGGATTCTATACCGGAATGAATCCGGAGAATCCGATGAAACCGCCATTTTTCAGTCTTTTGAGCTCCTAAATGTCTTCATGTGGTACTCCTCCATCAAGGGATACCTAGCAGAGAACTTCCCTCACTTCTTCAAGCCATCGAAGGAAGGTGGAGAACTGAAACAGGAGGACCTGATGCCTGCAATGCAGGCGCAGATCCGCGCACTCACCGATGGAGACATCACAAAGCAGCAAGCAGTCTATGACTCGCTCTGCTGGGATGCGCTCTCCGAGCTTGACAACAAGGCGAGAGAGGCGGAGGAATTCAAGGCCAGAAACAGCAAATAATACAACATGACAGATAAATTATTCGATTCCATCGCATATTTCAAGCAATTGTGCGAGGAAAACAAGACCTGCAGGGCTTATAATTTTGTCGCAACGACCTGTTCCGGACCGGATAGCGTGCAGGGCGTGATGCAGCAGTTCCGCAAGGCTGCGAACTTCATCATGATCTCAGACACCGTTGACAGCAATACGCATTCAGCAGGTGAAGGTTTCTTCGACCGCAACGTCTATACGGTGTGGATTCTCGCAGCATACAAGCGTGACGACATGGAGGACAGAGAGGCGAAGCTGAATCTCTGCAGATACATCTTCCGCCAGTTCATCAGCCGAATGCTTCACGACAAGTATCGGGAGGCATTCGACGGTCAGCTGGAGTTCCTGGATCTCCGTCAGATCTATTCGAGCGAGCTGGGCAGATACAGCCTGAATGGAGTCACCGGCCTGTATTTCATGATGAACTCAGACGAGCCTATCGATGTACAATATGATGAGAGCTTATGGCAGACCAGTCAGCATTAGATGAACTGCTCAAATACGAGCAGGGATGGACAGACAACATGGGTGACTATTGGCGCGAGCGCATGGAGCGCTTGCGTACAATAGATACAGGTGCGCTCTATGCGAGCATCAAGGGACACCTGGAGCAAGGCTCCGTGACGACCATCGAACACAAGTTCCTGCAGTACGGTATCTACGTGGCAGCAGGTGTAGGACCTGCTCACGTCTGGGAGAAGTGGACAGAAGCGCAGGGAGGCGAGAAGATTGCCCGAGTCAACGAGGGTGACCTGGAATTCCTCGGCAAGGAATATCGAGCCAAGCATGACATGAATAAGCCTAAGAAGGTGGGTCCAGCCTGGGGTGGCCGTGTCGCAGGTGGTCCGCCTATAGGCAGACGCGACTGGTTCTCGCAGAAGTATTATGCCTCAGTTATGAAGCTCAACGAGCATGAAGCTGACTTCTTCGGCAGCAAGTGGAATGGTCTGATGGCATCAGCCCTGACAGAAATCTTCCGTGGAATCGGTGCATCACGCAACCTTTAGTGCGTATTTTTATCGATTTCATCGAAGTTATATCTTTGCAAACAAAAAAACAATATGGCAGTAGAATATGATAAGAATGATCTTCAGACCCAATTCGAGGGTATCAGAGATGAGCGACGCCTGCAGGCCAATACGGCATACCGCATTGGCACCGCTTTTCTTTCGCTGTTGCATTTTGCCTCAGACGAGATGCATACGACCATCGAGGAGCTGCTGAAGAAGATCGAGGGCAAATATCTTTCGAAGGTCAAGGACGATGAAGCTGCCGGTCTTATCACCTTCCTCAGAGGTCTGAGGGTAGGTGCAGGCTACAAGTTCGATGAGAATGGGGATATCATCTCTCGTGATATAGAGGCTCACGATATCAACGCCAATGATCTGAGCGTTGGAGGTAACTCCGTCTTCGCTGGTGATCTCAGTTCCCCGGACTTCGTTGCAGGATTCCTGACAGGCAAAGGCTGGCGGCTGAAAAATGAGCCGATAGAGAATGCGGCTGGTGTCCTTGAGAACAAATACAACCTAGAGCTTGACAACCTCATCGTGAGAGGTTCCATGCGTATCTTCGAGATGATTATCTCTCAGCTGCTAGGAGAGAATGACAACCGCATCTTCACTGCGATGATGGAGGTGGATCACTTCGATGCAGAGAGCGGCAGGGTATATCTCGACACCAAAGAAGGCCGTATGTACAATTCCTTCCGCAAGGGCGATTACATCATGGTCCAGCAGTATAATGGTCTTCCGTCCGATGCGAATGACCATTATGTCACCAAGAGCTACGAACTCCTGGTTAAGGAGGTAGGGACAGAAGGTGAGGGTGAGGATAGGCTGGCGTGGGTGACGTTCGATAACTTCACAAGTTCCATGGCTGGAGCCACACCGGAGAAGCTGATCAAGAAGCGTGACACCTTCGTCCGTGTGGACAATGTATCTGACCCAGATCGCAAGGGCATCATACAGGTAATGACCGTAGGAAGCGATACACCTTATATAGATATTGTTCATGGAATGAAAACCAATCCGGATTCTGCTCTGAAGGGTAGAATCGGAAACCTGAAAGGCATCAGACATCCTATTCTTGGCCAACTGAAGGGGTTCGGTGAATATCTCAACAACCTCTATGCGGTAGGCGAGTTCGTTCTGAGCCGAACAGGTGAGAGCATCGACACCAAGTTTCAGGTTCTCGAAAACATGTTCTCTTCAAGATTCTCCAAAACCAGCTATGAGCTGACCAACGAGAAGAATTATCTCGAGAATGGCCAATTCCTGGAGCAGATTACCGATTCAGAGAATAAGATCATCGCAGGTTGGGATATAGATACTACTGATGAATCCGTCTTCTGGTTCGACGCTTCCGGATTGCCGGTCATGGTCAACGGAAATCCTACAGCAAGCGGAAACCGCAAGGTGTCGCTGGAGAAGGTGGATGGCAGGCAGATTCTCCGCATGCAGAATTGCGGCATCAGGCAGAAGAATGTGCTGATTAGACAACCAGGAACTCACAGAGAATATGTTGCCGGGGAGAAGAGCAGCGCAGAGCTGCCTCCAACAGAGGCAGGGTACACCGATGTGCAGGACAAGCTGTACATCAGCATTCGCATCTATGCCAAGACCGCTGGCAAGTTGACTATTGGCTTCGCTGGTTGCGAAGACGTGAGGGGTAAGCAGAATACCCTACAGCAGAGGAATATCAATGTCGCATACTCTGGAGCGTGGAAAACTATACCTATAGAGGGCGTGTGGAATGGTACCGGTGACTTCGTCATCAAATACAGTGGTGATTGCTATCTCGCAATTGTATCTCTAACAGACGAACCGCTCAGTGAGCTGTCTAAGACCGTAAGCACACAGATAGTGCAGACGGCCAGCAATATCAAGCTGCTGGGCGAAAATATTGATACCGTCAACAAGAAAGCTGTCAAGGTGGGTTTCGAGCTTGATGCAGAAAAGGGCGAAATCAGGCAATATGTAGATTCTAAGGATGCTAAGAATCGTGAGGATACATCATCACAGATTCTTCAGACATCCAACAGTATCACCTCATCTGTTGACAAGAAGCTGAAGGATCAGCACGGAAATATCACAAGTGAATATCAGTCGGCTATCGATCAGACTGCAACCAGCATCAGAAACTGGGTAGGCGAGAAAGATTACGCTACAAATTCGACTGTATCTTCTGACGTAACACAGCTATCTAATCGTATTACTAGTACTGTAAATGCGGTGGATGCGAATAAGAGAAAAATTACGAAGATTGAGCAGGATGTTGATACCATCACTCAGACCGTTGGTCAGGCTGCTACGAAGGAGCAATTGAAGGCGAACGTAGATGTGCTCAACAAGAATATCAGCAACAATCTTGCATCTGCTAACAGTTATGCAGATAAAGTTGGAGGCGGTATCAGAAATGAATACTCTTCTACCATTACCACAGTTCAGCAGAAGAGTGGTTCCTGGACTGTTGCAGCAGGAGGATTTGATGCGTATGGCAAGTTGAAATCATCTGCCGGTGCAGTATTGACTACGGAATTCGCTAGATTCTTTTCTGAAGCGTATGATAATGATGGAAAAACAGTTAAGCGGGCAGAACTCAGCACATTCATCAGAGATGAAGCTGGAACAAAGATTTCACACGCGCAGATGTCTGCTGATAACATCATCTTGACAGGTCACTGTATGAATTTCTCGGGCGGGCAAATCGCCATAAACACCTCTAATTTCACGCTTGATACAGCAGGAAATATGTGGTGTCAGAATGGTACTTTCAGCGGTACGGTTACTGGTGTGCACGGAAGCTTTAAGATTCTTGATTGTGTTGACAACAAAGGAAACGTTGTTGGTAGTATCCAGTTCGGTTCGGATGGCAGAATGTGGTTCTCCGGCGATATGTATCATCAAGGTTATGATAGTGCTAAGAATCGTGGTTATCGCTTCTATGCGTCAGATGTATGGTGCAGAGGTATGTTCGGGCATAGACAGAAAACTATTGCTGTCGTCTATGGAAGAACTATGAATATATATACAAAGGAGACGGATTTTACAAAAGGAACGTATGTCACGAAGACGCTATCAACAGGAACTGCATCTGGTAAAACCTATTTGAAGATTCCTCTGTATGGAGATGGGAATGGTGGTGATGCCAGCGGTATGCCTATCGATGTGGTAGTGATGCACTGCTCTTCGGACGAATACTATGTGTTCACGGGTATGGGCAGCGGAAAAGAGTGGCGAGTGGTTAATGGTAACGACAAGCAGACCATACATTTTGCCGATATTGGCGGATGGCATGAACTGAGGGGCGGTGAGAGCTTATCATGTGTGTATATTCCGCCAAGCCTGCTTAATCCTACGGTTTCAGATACAAAGATTGGCGCAGGCGTATTCTGGAGTGGTGAAACTGACCTTAACTGGTCTTAATTTAAATATTCTTTGGGTAGTTAGATTAATTTTATTTTTTTTTTGATATGAAAACAGCAAAACAGACGGTGAAAACCGAATTTGAGCCAATTGCGCTCGGTGAGAATGTGAATGTTAACTTCGAGCAGGATGTAACAGGTGACAATGTTGTTACGAGAGGATATGTTTCTCGTAACGAAACAGGCGAATATCTCGGCAACATCTCGGAAGAGAACGGCAACCTTACCATCACTCTTAATAAAGATGCTATAGGCAAGGAAGTTACTTCCCAAATTCTGGCATCAATCCCGGAGTGGCTTGACAGCATCAAGAATGCCGAATAAGAGAGGAGGTGCTTATGAGCGAAGCGAAGGTGGGTACCAGCATCGAAGATGCAATCAAAAACTCTGATTGGTCTTCGGTCAGCATAGCCTTATGGCCGCATATTGTAGAGCAAATGAAACTTCACTCGAAGAACATCTTCGAGTGTGAGATGGTCTATGATCTTGCGCATATCAATACAGTTCCAGTCCTCTACGATGACAACAACGGCACTCGCAAGCAGGTCATCGTACCGATGAAGGTATTCACGAAAGATATTGATGCGGAGCTGGTGGAAGCCAAGAAGGCTACCACAGCAGCCAATACGGCTGCTGCAACCGCAAATACAGCTGCTTCCAATGCAGACAAGGCTCGGGAGGGGCTGGAGACAAAGAAGCAGCAAGTAGATGATGCCGTCGCAGCGAGCAAGACTGCGACCGAAGCAGCCAAGAAAGCTACTACAGACACTCTTGCAAGCAAGAAGGCAATAGAGCAGTATGAGGAAACTCGCAAGACTGCAGAGCAGATGCGAACCACCTCAGAAGCTGCGAGAGTCAAGGCCGAGCAGGGTAGAGTTGATGTTGAGAGCAAGCGAGTTGCTGCTGAGTCTTCACGCTCTTCAGCTGAGCAGAAGAGAGCGTCTGCCGAAACTGCACGAGCTTCAGCAGAAAATTCGAGAGTCAAAGTTGAAAATGACAGGAAGGCTGCAGAGAAGAGCAGGAGTGACGCTGAAGTGCAAAGAGTTGTCGCAGAGCATGGCAGAGTTGGTGCAGAGCAGAGGAGAGAATCTGCAGAACATCTGCGAGAGACAAATACTTCTACCGCCATAGAGAGCTCTAAGACGCAGACAGACCTCGCCAAGGAGCTCAACGAGCACCCTCCTAAAATGGGAGATAACGGCAACTGGTGGCAGTGGAACCTGCAGACTCACGCATACGAAGATACCGGTATCATCGCAAGAGGTGGTGCGATGTACCCAACCTTCCGGCAGTCCAGGAACAAGTTGTTGATGATCGACTACGGCTCAAATGTTTCTGAGCACGTTGTCAAACGTAGAAATAAATTAGTAATCAAGGTATAATGGCAGATAATACGAATATCATTGTGGTGGGCAATGTTGCCTTCACCGACAAGGGAGCGTGGGTCAAAGGCTATTCCTTCGAGTTCGAGGGAGAAATCATTCAGGGCTACGATGCCAATGACATCGTCCACACAGCCAATGGTGTGTACGCATCCCTCATCGATGGCAACAGATCTGAGCCATCGGACACCAGCGACTCCTGGCGCCTCTGGCTTGACAAGACTCCGGCAACTAAGGCCAAGAGTGCAGCCGATGATGCCAACAAGGCTGCGAATCTTGCTAATACTGCAGCCGCTTCAGCAACCGCTCAGGCAGCAGAAGCACAGCAGCAGGCTACAGCTGCAGAGGAGAAGGCGCAGCTTGCAACGGAGGCTGCGACGAGAGCAGACGAGAAAATCGCAGAGATGAACAGTCTCGCAGGTCAGATTGCGACTGGCTTCATCGCTCCTTCTCGCATGAATCTCAGCTATCAGACAGAGATCTGCATCCGCAACAAGCAGATGCAGAAGATTGAGGCGAACATCCTGCCGGCATACTTGCCGCAGAGTGTCCTCTATCAGAGAGTAGAGGGTGATTCCGTCATGGCAGACCCTTCCGGCAATCTGACAGTCAAGGGTGAAGGCAAGACCAGGTTCTGGGTGATTCCTACCGCCAACACACCGCTATGGCAGGAAGTGACAATCAACGTCAGGCAACCATATATGCGACTCTCTGCAAAGGGAAAGATTCGCAAAAACGGCAATAAAATCCGAATTGTTTAATCGATTAAATATAATGTAATATGGCATTTACAGAGAATGAAGAGACGAAGCTGAAGGCTATCATCGCAGCCTTCGACAATGCTCAGCAGGTCGATGACCTGCCTCAGTCAGACATGTCTGCAACCGACAAAATTATCGAGGTCTTCGACAAGAAGTCGGGCAAGTCTGAGCAGATGACTATCAAGAATGCGGTGCAGCTCGGTCAGCATCCATGGTGCGGTCGAGTGTGGAACCTCGACAACGCTACGCCTAAGGCTGCTGCCTATGTAGGCTCCCTCGAACTCCTGCGGAACCTGCATGAGGAACTCGGACTTGGCTGCTATCTTGTCAAGAATGACCATACTCGTCGCAAGCTTGATTCTAAGAATCATTACAAGTATGCGACTGGCGAGGCGGCCAAACTCGATGGTACCGAGGGACACTATCAGTGGGGTTGGGGAAAAGAGTGGTACATGGTGATCAAGACCGTAGGCAGACTCCACTACGAAATGGTTAGTCCTTGGCCTATTCAGGGAGAGTTCAACTACAAGATTCCGATAGGCAGCATCTCTGCAGCAGGATTTGCGACACTCGAGCGCAGTACTGGCAAGCTCGTAAGCTACATCAACGATGGTGCTGACTATCGAGGCGGAAACAATGATGCGACTCTCGACAATACGAACCGCACTATGCTTGGCAAACCGGCAACTCAGCAGAATACTGAATACTTCAGAGCGGCAGCACGAAAAAATGGTACCGGCTGGCTCTGTACAACGATGCGCCATACTGCTGCCATCGCAGTACTGTTCGGTGTCATCTTCGGTACTCATTACGACCAGGCTGCTGTCAATTCTGCTAAAGATGAGAATGGCCTGTTCCAGGGTGGACTAGGCGCTGGCGTGACACAGATGCCTGACTGGAATGGCTACAACGGTTATCGCCCTGTCGTACCGATGTCTGCTGGCATCGAACTCGGAGACTCCTGCGGTGAATCTAGCTATGAGGTCAAAAAGGATGATGGTACCGTAGTCTATACAGCCAAGATTCCTAGCTTCTTCGGATATAAGAATGGATTCGGCAACCTCTGGCGTATGATGGATGATGAGCAGGTGCAGTGCAACGAGGACACATCGGTTGTACACCTCGTTGCTCCATCCATCTATGGTACCTGGACAATAGGCAAAGCTGAAGGCATGATTGCCTACAGCAAGTCGGAGACAAAAGGTGAAGGGTGGGTGAAGGAGCTGTGTATGGAGCACCTCGAGAACTTCCCGACTAAAAAAGGTGGTACAGAGACGACCTATTGGACTAGCTACTTCTGGAACAATAGTGGAGCGACATCCGGTTTTCGCTGTTGCCTCCGCGGTGCCAATGCTCACTATGGTGGGCGTTGTGGTCTTTCGACGCTCGACGTTGACAGTGCTGTCTCTGCTGCCGATGTGGGCTGCGGTGCGGCCCTCTGCGAAGCAGCATCCGAGTGGTCTATGGAGCCAACATACTACGCAGCAGCCTAGGTTGGCTGCGTAGGCTCAAAAGACAGAACAATCAGAAGAACCTGGGGCTCCAGAGCACACGGCTCGCATAGCGAGCCCCACCTTCCGCCCTTTGGGCGGTCGATTTTTTTTTGAAATTTCGCTCTTTGACTTTTTTCATTCCGATTTTTTTTCGTACCTTTGCACCCGGATATAATCCAGGTTGTGATTCCCAGTGCCGGTTTTCGCTGTTGCCTCCGCGGTGCCAATGCTAACAATGGTGGGCAATGTGGTCTTTCGACGCTCAACGTTAACAATGCTGTCTCTGATGCCAATGTGAACTACGGTGCGGCCCTCAACTTAAAGATATCCACAGTTTTTGTGTGCTTATGTGGAGAAACGGGAGTCAGGCCTTGCCTCAAGGCAGAAAATACACTTATTTAGATTAGCTGGTAGATGATGACAATAGGGTCATCCGGTCGAAGGTTAGGATTTTATAAAAAGCAGACAACGGATTCATACACCGCATTATACACCGACATGCACCGTCACATACACCGACACATACACCGACATATACACCATATTAGTTATCATTCATTAATTAATGCATAGTGAAGAGAATAGGTAATATATCCGTTATTGTCGAGACTTTACAGAATTTTCGTGAAGCCTTTTATGAGTATTCCAAGCATAAGAGGTCGAGATTAAGCGTGCAAGCTTTCGAGGAGAATCTGGAGCAAAAGCTTCAGGTGCTTCTGCGTGCATACGAGGCTGGAGCCTGGCATACCTCGGAGTATGAAGCCAAGCAAGTGACTGAACCGAAAATTCGGACAGTCAACAAGCTGCCTGTTCCTGATCACGTCATCCAGCACGCTGCCCTCTATCCTTCGGAACCCTTGCTGCGTAGCAAGATTCCGTACAATTGTCCGGCAGGTACCAAAGGGCGTGGTACTCATTTCTTTTACAAGATTATCAAGCGCGATATTTACAATTCTCCACAGAAGGAGACTGCATATTGCGCACCCATGGACATACATCATTATTTTATGACCATCGAACATAATCGGTTGAAGAGAGAGTATCGGCTGTATATCAAGGACCGCAAACTGCTATACTTCATCGACGAAGTCGTTGACAGCTATGCCAATGGTGTTGTCCTTGGTGTCAAGCTTACCCAGCTACTAGGTCAGCTATATCTGGTTAGATTCGATTATCTCGCTATGCGCTGTTTCGATATCCTGGAGGATCCTGAGCGATATCACTACTGGCAAGCTCGCTACGTCAGTGATATGCTCGTAACTTGCAGAACTGAGGAGCAGGCTAGAATGATAACTAGCGTACAATCGTTGAATGAGCGATTCGATCGTTTCGTTCGGCAAGGACTCAGCTATTATTATAGGTTTATGGACAATATCTTCATATTGCATGAGGATAAAGTCTTCCTGCGACTGATGGTCGAATTGAGTGCTATGCATCTGGCCAGAGATTGAAAGCTGCAGATAAACCGGTCGTGGAATGTTCATCGCACCTGCGATGGCATTGACTTCTGTGGGCAGGTCATATATGCGGATCATGCCAAGATACGAAAACGTAGCAAGCAGGCATTGTGCAGGCAGATCGCAAGACTACGCAAGAGAGGCTATAATAATGAGCAAATCAGAGTCATAGCTGCATCGAGGCTAGGAATTGCGAAACACGCAGACACAAAAAACTTATTACAGAAAATCGGAATGAAAACTTATAGAGACAACCTCGGCATCAAGAGAGGGGAAATTCCCTTCGCAAGCATGACCAAGCGGCAAAAGAAGCACATAGGAGATGTTTTGTGCAAGGATGGTATAGACTACGAAGATCATCTTATCCTCATAGAGGACTACAAGATTGACAAGTCAACAGTTAGTTTCAAGACTCAGCAGGTCGAAAAAGTAGATGAACACGGCAACAAGTTCATCGTTCAGGAGAAGGTTCCGAACGATAGACTGGCACTGAAGTTCAGATATATCGATCATGTGGAGAGAAAAGAGGAGCTGGATGAGAACGGGGAACCTATCGAGATTCCGCACTGGAAGGATGAAACCTGGTGGTTATATTCCGGTGCAGAGATACTTATTACACAAGCACGTGAGGAATGGTGCTTCCTAGAGAAGCCATTTTATGTTGTAGTCGGAGAGCTGAAAAACAAATTCGGCAAAACGTTTTACAAGTTTATATAGTAGATGAATAAGAAAATTTATCTCGTTCGCATGAACTACGTCAGATACGACGGAAATCACTATCTGTTGTATCTGAATGAAAAGAAAATTGAAAACTATCAGCCAGACTCTAATATGATGGAGTCTGAGAGTGATGGTAAGACGGTCACAGCATATAGTTATGAAGGTAGCGAGCCGGATGGCTCAGTCAAGATTGAGGCTACTTCTGCAGGTTACAACGATTTCGTTGCTGGACTTGTGAGAACCAGGTACAGCCAGAATGACGTTGAAGCGATCCTCTGCAACCATGGAGATGGCGATACTGCTCACGAGGCAGAATACCAGGCATTCCAGGAGTGGAGAGAGCAGGCGAAAGAAATCGCCAAGGAGATTCTCGAGCGAGATATTGCATAATCAATACGGCAGGTAGTCATAGCATTCCCTGCCGTATTTTTATTTTTCCCCACATAATTGTATCTTTGCCCTAAAAAAGAGAAAAAGATGCAGAGAAATACCAAAGACTGGATACGCTATAGCAGCGCTGGTTTCGTACTGATTGCAGCAATAGTTCTAGTGTATATTAGCTACTTTTGCTCACAAGACGTTACATCAAACGTCTTGTGGTATTTTGGTCAGAGTCTTATGTACGTTGCGACAGCTTTTGGCTTCGAACTTACATTCGACACTCGAGTCAAGGATTTAATAGATAAATATAAAAATCATGGGGAGAAAGATTAAATTCATTTTCGTACATTGCACAGCAAGCCGACAGACATGGACAGTCGATGCCTTGCTGAAGGAGTTTAGAAACAAGGGCTGGCATTATCCTGGTTATCACTGGGTAGTTACAGCAGATGGCAAACGCACCCAGCTGATGACAGAAGACCTGCCATCAAACGGTGTAAAGGGGCATAACTACGAGGCAATCAATGTCGCATATATGGGAGGAATCTCGCGCACTGGCAAGCCAATAGACAACCGAACAGATGCGCAGAAGGAGGGCCTTCGCGAGTTGCTGAAGGAACTCAGACAGAGATACCCTGATGCTGAGATTCTCGGTCATCGTGATATCTCGCCTGACAAGAATCACAATGGCGTGGTTGACCCTTGGGAGCGAATCAAGGAGTGTCCTTGCTTCGATGCCATCCCTGAATATGCAGACATCTAAATCATTAGATATGAAGAAGATTCTGAGATACATAGGCATAGTCATCGCAGTGATACTGGCTATCGCTGCATTCGTCTGGTTATTCGAGTCGAGACAGAAGCGAGCGGAAAAGGAATTGAGGGAGCAGTTCAACCAGCTGGCGCTGACCTATGCGCCAGCTAAGCGTGATACTATCAGAGATTCCATCAAGGTCATCACTCAGCAAGTGCTGATGATGCCTCCTGAGGAGTACAGGTCATACGCCATCGACCGTCAATTGCTCCATGATATCAATCTGCAGGTGAAGCAGATTGTTGCTGACCAGCGAACGGTTGTTGTCACTGCCGACTCCGTCAAGGCAAAGCGCAGAGACCATATCTATTGCTATAGCGATGCGTGGGTGGACTTCCGGCTCAATACCGCAGACTCTATCCTTACATATAAGGCTAGAGACAGCTTGCAAACCATCATCGCAAGGCAATTCAAGCATAAATTCTTGTTTTGGAAGTGGGGTACCAAGGGATACCAGGTCAAGGTCATCAACTTCAACCCTCATTCCACCATATCTTATAATAACTATATCCAAGTCACCGAATAATGGCAAGACAAGAGGTATATACAACCGTAGTAAAGCTCAATTCAGAAGAGGCGAAGAACCGTCTGAAGGAGCTCGAAGATAAAGTCGCTCGTCTGAAGAAGGCAAAACAGGATGCCTTCTCGACGGGCGATTCCCGTATAGGCGCATCCCTCGCCAAGGACCTGAAGGCTGCCGAGCGAGAGATGAAGCAATTCAAGAACTCGACCATGAGCGTCAAGGAGACGCTCGATAATCTGTCCTCTGCAAGCCTCGGACAGCTTGAGAAAGCTGCCCGACACCTGAAGGGTCAGATGAAGGCGGCATCTGATCCGTCAGACTATGCCAAGCTGGAGAACCAGCTGAGCAAAGTCAAGGAGCAGATGTTGCTGCTGAAGGGGGCGACCCGCAAGGCTGATGAAGAAGCGCATCGAATGACTGCGACCTTGTCTAATCTGAAGCATGCTTCTCTCAACGACCTCAACTTCACATCAAGCAAGCTGAAGTCGCAGATGGCTGATTTCGACCCTCAGTCAACCATGTACGCCTCACGAGCAGCACAGCTGAAGCTGGTGGAGGCAGAACTGGAGCGCATACATCAGAGTGAGCGTAGAGTCGTTACTCTGATGCAGCAGTATGACAAGGAGATAGAGGAGACCAACATCGATATCAAGGAGACCAAGCGGCAGATGCAGCTTGTCAACCGCACTATGTCGAACCTGAAGACATCATCAATCCGTGACCTCGAATTCTCTATCAAGGCCATCAATCAGCAGATGGCTGGCATGGATCGCGGTACCGAGAAGTTCAAGCAGATGCAGCTGCAGGCAAAGCAGCTGAAGGCTGAGCTGCAGGCTGTCAGAGCCGAGGGCGTAGCTCAAGAGTCCTGGATAAAACGCTCTGCTGACTGGTTCAACCGCATGCAGGGTCTTGCTCTCGGTGCGGTCGCAGCCATCTCCGGCATCACCTTCACAGTCAAGAAGTGTGTGGAGGAGTATGCAAAGATGGACGACGAGATGACCAACGTCCGCAAGTACACTGGGCAGGCAGCCGAGGAAGTAGAGCGCATGAACGAAGACTTCAAGAAGATGGATACCCGCACACCTCGCCAGAAACTCAACCAACTGGCAGAGGATGCCGGCAGACTAGGCATCACATCGACTGCTGCAGTTGAAGATTTTGTTGATGGAGCCGATAAAATCAATGTTGCCCTCGGTGATGACCTCGGAGACAAAGCTGTCTCACAAATCGGCAAACTCGCCCAGATGTTCGGCGAAGACAAGACCAAAGGTCTGCGAGGTGCCATGTTGGCGACAGGTTCTGCAGTCAATGAACTGGCTCAGAATTCCTCTGCCTCTGCCGGCTATCTCGTTGACTTCACCGCCCGTGTGGCTGGTGTCGGCAAGCAGGCAGGCTTTACACAGGCTCAGATTATGGGTCTCGCATCAGTTCTCGACCAAAACATGCAGCAAGACGAAACTGCTGCAACCGCAGTTCAGAACCTCCTCGCTAAGATGTTCCAGGACTCGGCTAAGTTTGCTCAGATTGCAGGTCTCAATGTCAAGGAATTCGCAAAGACGTTAAAGGAGGACGCCAATGGCGCACTCCTCCAATTCCTGGCAGCCATGCGAGCCAAGGGTGGATTCGCAGACCTCGCACCTATGTTCGAGGAGATGAAGATGGATGGTTCCAGAGCGACAGGTGTCCTCACTGTCCTCGCAGACAAGCTCGATGATATCAAGTCTGCCCAGAACCTTGCCAACGAAGCTTATGCGGAAGGCACGTCCGTCCTCAATGAGTTCGAGACTCAAAACGAGAGTGTACAGGCTCAACTTGACAAGGCGAGCAAGAAGTTCCTCGACCTCTCAATAGAGCTGGGCCAGAAACTCTATCCTGCAGCACGATATTGCATATCTGCAGCCAGTCTCGGAGTTCGGGCACTCTCCACACTCGTTGATTTCGTCAAGGATTATTGGCGCATATTAATTGTGCTGACAGCTGCCATAGTCACCTATACTGCAGTATCTAAGGCCAAGTTGATAGCAGAAAAGGCGCAGATGGCATGGCTCAATATCATGATTCTTCGCGAAAAGGCGCATCTCGTCCTTGTGGGTCTTAAGACATCTGCTCTCAAGACCATGGCAATCGTTCAGATGGCGTTGACACGTGAAATAAAACTGACCACTGCTGCGCAGATGTTGTGGAACAAAGTGTTGTTGGCCAACCCGATCACTGCCGTGATTGCTGTTGTTGCCGGTCTGACAGCCGCAATCGTCACACTCTCAGAAGAGACGAGCACAGCTGAGCAGGCTCAGCGTGACTACAATGATGCCGTGACAGATGCCAACAAGCAGGCTTCAGACGAGGAGGCAGCCATCATGCACCTCGTCTCTGCTATCCAGTCAAACACCAGTGCAGAGTCAGACCGCAAGGCAGCCCTTGAGGAACTCAACGGCAAGCTGATGCGTGAGCACCTCGGTAACATCACCGAGGAAGCAGTGCGCACAGGCAACGCTACAAGGCAGATTGAGGCTTACATTGATGTAATGAAAAAGAAGATTATCATCGATGGCCTACAGAAAAAGTTAGCTGAGTCTATAGCAAAGAGTGCTGATCTAGAGGATTGGCTAGAAGAGGGAAGAAATTATAAACCTGGATTTTTACAGGGAGTATTAGATTCCTTCAATCCTTTCCCTTCGAAAAAGGTTGCGGCAAGCAATCCACATTTTCAAAAGGATTTGGAGAGAGAGATTGACAAGGAAAAACAGTATCAGAAGCGTCTCCTTGATAAAATCAACGAGTTAGAGTCACAGCATTTTGAAGTGAGCGATCCGGAACCATGGCGAAACAATGGCTACAATGGCAAGGGCAATGATGGTACCATCATTAAGAAGCAGAGTACAGCCGGCACTCATCAGGTTTCAGAAAAAGAGCGCAAGGCTCGTGTCAAGGCAGAGAAGGCAGCTGCAGCCGAGGCACGTAAGCGCCAGGCCGAAGCCAAACGCAAGCAGAAGCAGGTAGCCGATAGCATCAAGGCTGAGACCAACGAACTGATGGCTGACAACGCCAAAGCCTATGCAGAAGGCAAGAAAACCTATCAGCAGTTCATCGATGACCGTCAAAGCATCCAGATTAAGGGCTTTGCCAAGCTGAAACAGTTGTATGGTGCTGAGAGTAATGAGTACAAGCAGTTACTTGACAACCAGGTCAATGTTGTCAAGCAGCATGATGCTGCAATTCAAAAAATGAATGAGCAGACCATTGAGCGTGAACGCCTCCAGAAGGAGGCTAGCATCAAAGCTCAGTACAATGATGCCAGTTCAGCGATCTATCAGAATGATATCGCTCTCAATGAAGCCCTATATAAGAATGATGTCGAAGCCATGAAAAAACGTCTTGCACTTTACAAAGACAGAGAGGGCAGCGAGGAGTGGCTGGATCTGAAGGCTGAGATGGAGCAGGCTGCGCTCGATCACCAGTTACAGATGCAGGAGGCATACCAGAACCAGCTGCGAGAACTTCGCCAGCAGTTCGGCAAACAGGACATCGAAGCAGAGAAACAGATGTATCTCAATGGCCTCGAGAACATCTACAAGCAGGGTCTCATCAAGGAGGAGGAATATCTGCAGATAAAGCTTGATCTCATCGAGCAGTATGCAGACCGCAAGGCGCAGCTCGAAGCTGAAGACCATGGAGCAGGCTCTACCCAGCTGAAGGTGGATAGAGTCTCTAACCGTATGGTTAACCAGGCTAAAGCTGAAGCAGGAGATGCGCAGAACCCTGCAAATGCCAGCTTCGGAAGCTACTTCACGTCTCAGATAGCCAACTACCAGAACACGATGGAGAAGCTGAAGGAGCTGTATGGTGACGATGAGCAGAATCACGCAGCCTATATGCAAGCGAAGGCAATGGTGACTGCTGACTTCCTCAATGATATGGTAGAGCAGACATCTGCAGCCTACAACGGCATCAACAACATACTCTCAGCAGCATCAGCCTATGCACAGGCTTGCTCAGACCTAGAGCAGGCGAAAATCTCCAAGAACTACGAGAAGCAGATTGCTGCAGCTGGCAAAAACTCGAAGAAGAAGAAAAAGCTCGAAGAGAAGCGTGACAAGGAACTGGCTGCTGCTAAGTCGAAGGCTAACAAGAAGGCAATGAAGATTGAGATTGCTCAGGCAATCGCATCTACCGCTATGGCTGCTATCAACGCATACTCATCTGCAGCTGCCATCAAGGGTACTGGCTGGTTACTTGCACCTATAGCTGCCGGCATGGCCACAGCTGCAGGTATGATGCAGATTGCAACAATCAAGAAGCAGCATCAGGCAGAGGCAGCAGGGTACTACGAGGGTGGTTACACAGGAGGCAACCGCTATCGCAAGGAGGCAGGAGTGGTTCACGAAGGTGAGTTCGTTGCCAATCACAGAGCAGTCAACAACTCTTCTATCAGACCTGCATTCGATCTCATCGATAGAGCACAGCGAGCCAACACCGTAGGCTCACTGACCGCTGATGACATCAGCAGAGCACTCGGAGCAGGAGCCAGCGCTGCTGTCGTTGCTCCTATCGTCAACGTCAGCAATGACAATGCCGAGGTACGTCAGTCTCTCGATGGAGTCAACTCTGCGGTCAGCAGACTAAACAGAACAATTGAAAACGGTATCAAGGCAGATGTATCTATTGCTGGCAGAAATGGCATAGACAAACGTCTAAAAGAGTATCACAGAATGCTAGATAATAAGTAGATATGATTACATGCATTATCAATGGCCATAGAGCCTATCCGATATCAACATCATCCATCAAGGTGACATACGCTAATCAGTATGTCACCGATGATGGTGAATATACCTATGATATCACCTTCCCGATGAATATCCTGGCCAACCGGGAAATCTTTTCCAATGTATCCCGATTGGAAGTCAAGAAAAACATCGCCAAATTCGATGACTGCAAGCTCTATGTTGATAGCAAAATCATCATGAGCGGTGTTGGTACCATCCTCTCAGTGAACCAGCAGGAGGTCAAGCTGCAGATTGTAGGCGGCAAGTCACGCATCAAGTTCAATGACAAGATGACCAAGCACTACATCGATGAGATAGACCTGGGCATCGCTGATGCTCCTGGTTCAACTGTAAATAAGTCTGTGGAAAACAAATTCAACGACTTATTAAAGGTGACAGACATCTTCATCCTGAGCACGGACCAGACCAAATTCCTTGGTGTAGAAGGCAAATGGTGCTTCATGCCCGTGCACGATGAGACCTATGAGATGATAGCCAACTATGTTGGAGTTGACCGCACCGGAAGACATTGTGGCCAAAAAACGGCATTCATCCAGAATACCGCTGTACAACCAAATCTGATGTACATCTTCAAGAAGGTTGTCGAACACGAAGGTTATCGGCTGATCAGAAATGACATGGATATCAAACCGTGGAACCAGCTGTATATAGCGTCAGCGTTCAAGTCTCGCGAGCTTCGCAGAGCGCTTCCGCACTGGTCATCCTACACATTCATCGAGGAGTTCCGGAAGCTTTTCAATGCTTCCATCTACTTCGACGAGGTGGGCAAGACATGTTCTGTTGTCAGTTCCTCAGAACTGAGTTCAGCCGATTCCGTAGTGATAGAACCGCTAGAAGAGTATGCGACAGACTATGATGAGGACGGTTCCTTCAGTACTTCATCGACCGCAAATCTCGAATATAAATTCGACGATTCTGCCAACAGAGGAGACTATGAAGTCATACCGAAGAAGGTCTTTGAGAACTTCGAGCAGGTAGAATCTAGAGAATTGCTAGGCTATTCCAAGCAATTCGCAGCGACAACTATGGGCTGGTCTGAGAAGAAGAAAAGACAGACTATCATCCATAATTTCGGAGATTACTATATATATATAGGTGAAGAGGGTAGCCGCAAGTGGGAGCTTGCAGGCATCTGGTCTCCAATTATCCGAGACAAGGATTCTGATGATTATGTTGAGTTGAAGATTTCTCCTGCTGCACAGATAGCAGAAGATATCAACTTCAGGAGCGCGATCTTCGAAGACAATTGGATTGAAAAGCGCTGCCTGCTGTCAATCACTAATACCAGGGAGTCGGATGCCAAAGAGTGCGATTCTGACGAGGAGGGTCTGAGCTACGTTTCTGTACAGGATGCCATCGATGATGAGTCGGCAATGGACGAGAGCGAGGACGAGGAGGGAGTGATGAGCATCTTCTTCATCTTACCAGGTAGAGTGCAGCAACATGACAAGCCATACGGCAAGATTACTTGGGTTGGGGAGAAATCCAGATGGCCTCAATTCCTGACAGATTACCGAGTCAATGTTGACTATAGGTACAATGGCATAGCCTTCATTGATAGAAATCTCTATACTCTATCGTTCAATTCTGGCACAGCCGGTACCACATCATTGAGTCAGTTTCAAGGTGAAGTTATCAAAATTGATAACCGAAACTGCATGGAAGTGAAATTCAAGTCTGCTGATATTCCGGATCCATCGAAGATATACATCATCAGGAATAAGCGATTTGTGTGCGAGAAGATTGAGATGGAAGTCAAGGATGATACCATCGAGCCTATCTATACTGGCTACTTCTATATGCTATCATAATATAATAAGGTGAGGTACGTTTCCGTATCTCACCTTATTATATATATACTACAGGATTCCCTTATAATTCTTGATATACTCATTCGCAGCCTTGATATCCTTAGGTGTGTAGATGTCAGTGATAAGGATAGAGGAGTGTCGTGCCTGGTCTCGGACTGACAAGACATCGGCATTCGCCTTCAGCATATTGGTGATGCCAGTATCCTTCAGACTGTAGAACTTATAGCGGTCGGAGAATCCAAGCGCCTTGCGTAGGTTTCTTCCCCAATAGTCTCTGAAACTCTTCTCACTCTTGCGAGTCTCACCAGGGCAGAAGTTATCTGAGAACAGATAATAGTGACTAGGGTATGAGAAAACATTGAGGTCTATCATCAACTTGATGACGTGAGACGGCAGGGTGATGATGGCATCATTTCCGTTCTTCGTATGCGACCCATGGAGCGATAGGGTCTGAGCATCCAGGTGGAAGTCTTCAATCTTCAGGTATGAGAGTTCTCTAGGGCGGACGAAGAGATAGTGCAGTATCTCGCAAGCAAGCAGGAAATGCCTGTTTTTCTCGAAGAGGTAGTTGCGTATCTGCATCATCACGTCGTCAGGTATGACTTCACGCTCCTTCAGATGCCGGGTACGGATTCGGCTGAATCCTTCTGTCGGATTGCGAGAGATGTAGCCTCGCTCTAGCAGATAAGTTGAGAATGTGCGTAGCCAGCCGAGATAATTGTTCCTGGTTATAATGGTGTTGTTGCGGTCGATGAAGACGTAGTCAAGGAACTTGGAGACGAACTGTCTGTCGAACTGATAGGAGAAATGAATGTCTATCTTCTTCTCCTCAATCCAGAGTTCCATGACACGCACACGACTGGAATAGTCGATATATGAATCATCACGCAAGCTATGTTCATTGCATAGCTTCTCTAGATATCTCTTATATCGTTCCAGAACTGTAGTGAATAGGGTGTATTCAAGAGGGCGATCCTTCACAACCCATGGATTCCAGCCACTCTCTAGCTTTTGGGTGATGCGCTTCATGAGCTGATCAGCATACACTCTCTGATTATGCTTGCCCTTGATATGGTCAAGCATAATCTTCTTCTGATGCATCTTGCCGATTGCTGGATCGAAACAAGAAAACGAAACATAACACTCGCTTTTCTGGTGGAAGGTTGGAAGCTTCCACGCAATGACATGGTGAATATCGTCACCTGCCAAACCTTGGAAATAATTTTTTTTAGCCATATCTTTAATTTTTTAGAAATATGGCCTAAATCTTATCATTTTTTATACTTTACCGACTTTTCACCGAGTATTTTTGCAGCGAACAGCCTACATTTCCTGATACTCAATAAGTTACCGAAAAATCCGTCGGGATTACTGGACTCGAACCAGCGACCTCATCGTCCCGAACGACGTGCGCTA